CCCGGGTCGAAGTCCTGGTCGACCGGGTCCTGCACCAAGTGCCGGGCGAGCAGCGCCAGATCGGCCGCCTGGTAGGCCTGCTCGGTGTCGACGAACAGGAACTCCCGGATCTCGCGGCCGTTGCGCGCGGCGAACAGCGTCGCGCCGTCGACGTCGCGCGGCGGCACCTGACGATCGCGCGGCGACCCGATCCGGCTCTGCTGCTGGACCTGGATATTCTCCGGCGTCAAGGGCTCGCCGCTGACCACCCATTCGCCAACGCTGGTGAACACCTGCAATTGACGATCCGGCATCAGACTGCGGACCGTGGGTTCGTTGTTGGCGGCGAGCCGAAAAGCGATCGCCTCGTCCGCCAAGCCGGTGCCGAGATCGAAGTTGAAGTGAACGCCCGTCTTCGACAGCCAGAGCCCGTTCGGCAGGTCGCGCGAGCCGCCGATCACCATGCGATCCTGATGGAACGAGACCGAGACCGGCCAGCCTCTCGCATCGCTGAACGCCAGCTCGTCCCAGTCGGTGGTCGCGGTGGTGATCACCGGGTCCTGGAGCACCAGCCCCACGGCCTGGGTGCTCGTCTGGATATTCGTGAGCTGAATCTGCTTCCCCGCGATTCGGACGATCCCGCCGAGATGCTCGGCCACGAACACCGGTTCCGAGGTCACCAAGGTGACCGTGCCGGTCGCGGCACTGGACTGGATGCCCACGTCGGGATCCGCGAAGCGGGCGAACGGTTCGCTCGAGACCGCGGGCGAGCCGATCTGCGCGAATTGCCAGGGAGCGATCGTCCAGACCGTGTCGCTCTCGCGAGTAAGTCGTTGGGGCCGCACGTCAGGGTGCGTCAACAGCAGGCTTTGCTTCCGCTGCGCCCAGGCGATCTGCGCGACCTGCGCTTCGTTCCAGGGGGTCGCCACGGCGGCGCGGAGGATGCCATTGCGGAAGACCTTCACCTGGAAGTCCGAGAACGCCAGCAGATAGGCCTGATCGGGGCCCGTCTCCATCGCCACCAGGCGGCCGCGGCCGGCGGCATTTGCCACATAGGCCAGGCCCGGGCGCCGGCGAACCCCGCCGGTGGTCTCGACCACCACATTGCGCAGCTTGGCGGCGCCGCTCAGGTAGGAGCGAAGCTCGGTGCGGCCGAGCATGCGCGGGTCGAGTTCGCCCGCGCTGAAATCGGTCTGGGTCAGGAATGCCTGGGTCATCCGAGGCGCGCCGCGATCAGCGTGAAGTCCTCGACCTTGGCCGGCGTATCCTGCTGGCTGTCGATCAGCCGGGCGAGCCTGAGCTCGTCCTCTGCGAGACGTGTGAAGCGATCCGCGCGCGAGGTGTTCTCGGTCAGCGGCAGGCAGAACTCGGCGGCGAGACGAGTGACCAGCGCCGGCACGAAATAGGCAGGAAAGTCGCCCTCGCTCGGCCGATACAGGTAACAGAGCACGACCGATTCCGCGTCGGTGTGCAGTTGCCGGTTGACGATCTGGTAGGTCAGCCCGCGGCCACGCCCGGCGTCGCCCGCCGACAACGCCTGCAGGAGATCGTTCGGCAGCTGGTAGGCGTAGGCGAAATCGGTCGCCGGCGGACCGGCCAGGCGGGCGAGCTCGGCCTTCTTGGTCGCGAACGACCAGGGATGCGCGCACAGCATCGCGTCGCGGGCGAGGGGATAGAGGCGCGCGGCCACCCTCGCCTCGGCGGTGCCGTCCTCGAAGGAGCTGATGCTGTCGGCGCCGAGCTTGATCAGGGCGCTCGAGCAGAGCTCGATGCTGTTGAGGGCCATGGCGGGCGATCCTTAAGACGGGGGTTCGGGCAGCACGCGGAAGTCAGACCGACCAGCCGATCTGCGGCCGCAGCAATTGCAGGAGCCGTTGACGCTCGACGGCGAGAAACGCGATGACGCAGTCGCCGTTCTGATACCCGACCAGGAAGGGGAGCCCCGGGAGAGCGTAGACCGTGACCTTCTCGGGACGCAGCGGCAGATCGGGTCGCCGGGCGGCGTGCCACAGCTGAACGAACGGTTCCAGCATCGCGCGATCGAACGCATAGCGCTGGATCTGATCCGGGACTCGCTGCTCGAACAGCGAGACCATGATTCCAGGGCAGGCGCGGCTCGCGCCCTCCGCCTCCGCGATCGCAGGCGCATCCGGACGGAACAGCACCAGGAGCATCAAGGCACTCGCGAGCAGTCTTGGCATCGCCGTCTCCTCGAGAATGGGCCGGGTCGGGGCAGCTGGAGCTGATCGTCGACCAAGGCCGACGCGGACGGTCCGTTTTGGGCGGGCGAGGTCGCCCGTAGCGGAGGCGTCGCGGACCGCGCCGACCGAGGCGCGGCCCGCGACTTGACCTCAGTCGGCGTCGGCGCCGCCGAAGCCGGTGATGTCGGCGACATCGACGATGCCGGCGGCGTTCGAGTTCACGATGAACACGCCGCTCTGGACGGTGCCGGTGATGCTGGCGTTGGCGAAGATGAAGTCACCGACGCGCAGCATGCTCGCGGCCTCATTGAAGTAGCCGGTCGTGTCGACCGCCAGGGCCGCATCCGGCGTCTTGTAGTGCCACAGGGTGAAGCCGTTCGCGTAGGTCAGCGCGCTCAGGTTGTTCGAATCATAGGCCATGCTTAGCTCTCCAGGCTGGGCATCTCGATGACGCCCTCGCCGTCGATCAGGCAGGCGCCCTGGCTCATCGAGTTGGACACGAAGTGCGCGGCGCGGTCGCCGTGCCAGGTCACGTCGGTCACGACCTCCTGGCCGATCGCGTGGCCGATCGCGCTGCGGTGGTACCAGAAGCAGCGGCGCACGCTGCTGCTCAGCTGGAGGCCCGAATGCGGCAACCAGAGGGTGCCCAGCCAATGCTTGGCCTGGGTGCCGCGCCACGGCAGCTCGTCCGGCCCGACGAAGTCGGCGTTGGCGAACTCCGCGATCTCGAGCAGGTCGGACCACTGCTTCCAGCCGATCACCGCATAGCGCTGGCCATCGTCCGGAACGTCCTTCTCGCCGAGCATCTCGAAGGCCTCGAGCACCTTGGCCTTGGTCAGGCCGTCGGTGCCGGCGCCGGCCACGTTGGTGGTCAGGCCGAGCCCCGTGATGATCAGCTCGTCGGTCTTGCGGCCCAGCGCGAACGCGCCTGCGTTGGCCAGGACCTGGCGCTCGTCGATGTTGATCTTGAGCTCGTCCAGGTGGTCGACCCAGTCGCCGGCGTAGAAGTCCAGCAGCTGGCACTCGATCGGGGTGTGGTCGACGTTCATGACCGGCACCTTGCCGTGCCGCGCCTTGGTCGAGGCGCTGCCCTTGCCGACCTTCTGGAAGACCGTCGAGCTGCCCTGGACACCGTTCTTGACCCGCACGGTGTTGCGCAGCTTCGAGCCCATCCGTTGATAGGCCTGGTGGACCTCTTCCTCGAACTGCTTGACGAAGGCTTGATCAATGGTGGTGGACAACGTTCGTCCCTCCTTGGTGGTGGCGAGAGACGACGCACGGTTGCTCCGCCGCTGCCGGGCCGGGCCCGTGCCCGGTGCCCCGATCCGCTGCGGGCCGCGGTCTCGGCAGGTGCGCCCCGCCTGGGCGGGCGGAAGGTTTGCGGGCCCGTGCCTGGCCTGAAGCCGAGCATGGGTTGTTCCGCGATCTTCCACCAAGAACTTGCGAGGAGCGGCGTCGCCCGGCGGCGATCACCGCTCCCATGGGTTCAGGCAGCCTCGGCCCAGCCTGTGCCGTCGGACCAGCGAGTGCCATCCGACCAGGGCTCGCCGCCGACGACCCCGTTGATGATCACGTTGATGCTGGCCGGGCGGACCACGATCTCGCCGAGCGGCATGGTCGCCCCGCTCAGCACGACCACGTTGCCGGTCCCGATACCGTCCACGTTCTCGAGGCTGGTGGCGCCTTGCCGCGCGATGTGGATCCCCGCGTACTGACCAGGATTGCCGTTCGACGGGTCGCGAACCCAGTTGCGATCGATCCGGAAGTCCTTCTGCGCGGTCATGTGGATACCGTCGCGACGCGTGGTCTCGACGGTGCAGCGCTCGATGACCC